CGGCAAACCCGTCACTCGTCTCATACCAATGGACAAGAAAGAACGCCCGTGGCGCGACCATGTACGCGACACCATCCTCAGCCACCGGGCTCCCACCATCCCCCACGACTCATACGTGACGGTAGAAACAACATTCTACCTTCCACGCCCCAAAACCATTCCACCCCACAAACGCAAACACCCCACCGTCAAACCAGACATAGACAAACTCCAACGCGCCCTATACGACGCCATAACAGAAACCCACATCTGGCACGACGACTGTCAAATAACCGACGTAATCAGCCACAAACGATACGCCGACAACACCACCACCGGCGTATCCCTCACAATCACATGGGAACCAAACCAATGAAAAAACCAAACGAATTCGACTACTTCCGCAACACCACACCCGGCTACAAGCTAGGCCGTATCCTCGGCATACTACTCATCACCCTAGCCGTACTCCTCATCACCACCGGCACCATAGCCCTACTCAAACTCCTCATAACCTACATCCTCGCGTAAGGAACCATCAGCCAATCAACCAACACCAACAACAAACTAAACCCAAGAAAGCGTAAAATAACCTCTTATGAGCAACGTAACCCGAGACGCACACGGCAGAATCACCGGAGGCGTCAACAATCCAACCGGTAAAGGCGGCTTCCAAGAACGCCCACAAGACCGCAGCCGTAAATGGACAAAACGCGGCAGCGTGAAATACAACCTCCAACAATTCCTTGAACTCACGAACGAGGAACTCGCGGAATGGGTGCAGCGTATGGACGAACTGACCCAAGCCGAACAGATCGCCCTACGTCGTGTCCTTGAATCGAAGAAGGACGGTGAGAAATCATTCCGAGCCTATCAGGACATTGCCAACCGTACCGAGGGCATGCCCCGCCAGCAGGTTGACCAGACGGTTCAGATGTACGAGCCGCCAACAATCAACGTCACGGTGAAGTGAACAAACCCGAGCCTACTATTCTCAATAAGGCTCGGGTTTCCTCGGGTGAAGACCAGACTATTGAGAATCGCGCGCACATTATGGAACAAAACGGAACATTCAACCTCGTAATCCCCAAAGCATACGAAGACCTATTGTTCTTCCTCCATGACCGTGACAATCCGCCATACCGCTACTACGACTACAGCGGAGGCCGTTCGAGCGCGAAAAGCACCAGCGTAGCCCTAGCCCTAGCACTCGAAGCCAGCATGTACCCCACCCGCATCCTATGCACCCGTGAATTCCAGAACAGCATTCAGGAAAGCGTCAAACAGCTCCTAGCGGACATCATCAGCCGCTATCAGCTTCCCGGCTTCACCATCACCCGCGAACAGATAACCCACGTGAACGGCAGTGTGTTCTGGTTCAAAGGATTGCACGAAGACCCGGAAAGCACGTTGAAAGGCATCGAAGGCGTAGACCGATGCTGGATAGAAGAAGCGCAGTTCATCACCGACCACAGCCTAGACGTGTTACTGCCGACCATCCGAAAGAACGGCAGCACCATCATCTTCACCCGTAACCCACTGACCCCGGAAGATTCGATAACCACACGTTTCGTCACCCACCCCAGCAAGCTCACCCAACAGCGCACCACCCACCATCACACCACATGGCGAGACGCCGAACAGGCCGGAATACTCCCGGAAGAAATACTGCGACAAGTCGAGGAATCACGAAACAACCCAGACTTCGCCCACATCTGGGAGGGAATGCCATACGAGAAAACCATCAACCAGATCATAAGCTGGCAGCAACTCACGGCAGCGACCGAACGCCAACCGCAAACAGACGGCGGCGTAAGCTTCGGCGTTGACGTGGCCCGATACGGAGCCGACCGAACCGCCGTAGCCATCGTAAAGGGACGCCACCTAGTAGACCTCGTGAGCTGGAGCAAGACCAGTCTTGTCGAAACAGCGGAACGCATAATCACCCTTGCCGGAACACATCATCCAAGCATCATCAACGTGGACGATACCGGCGTAGGCGGAGGCGTAACGGACATTCTCCGCAGCCGAAACCAACCAGTGAACGGCGTCAACTTCGGAGCCAAACCCAAGCACCCCGACCGTTACCCGGCAGTCAGTTCGGAACTATGGTTCGAGTTCGCCGAACAGCTTCCGGAAATCACCATCAACCCGAATCTGGAACACCGAGCCGAACTGTTTCAGGAACTCAGCACCCGCGAATGGATGATCAACAACCGGAACCTACGCGAAGTACAGCGGAAGAAAGATTACAAAACAGAGAACCAGACCGGTAGCCCCGATCTAGCGGATAGCGTCCTTCTCTCCTACTACAAGCCGCTGCAACTCCCCTCTTGGGACGTAGCCGTTTGCTAGGTTTAGGCTCTACACCCGGTAGACTAGACACAGGGTCTTACGACGAATCGAGGAAAACCGTGAGCTTACTCAACAATCTCCGCGACGGGTTTATGAGCGCTTTCGACCGCACCCATGCGCCCAGCATGTCCCCCACACCAATGGGCGGGAACATTTGGCAGCCGATGGGCGGCAACACCATCCCCATGCACGACACATACGATAACGTGTTCCCCTATGTTAACGCCATCGCGCAACGGTTCAGTACGGTAATCCCATACGCCGTGGACTCGGAGAACAGGCGTATCGACCCGGCTCCCGCACCGTTGGCCGCACTCTACGCGCCCAACGACACCTATTCGTGCTTGGAGTTCCTCAAGATCGTTTGCACCAGCATCCTCACCCAGTCTCACTTGGATATTCTGATCTGGACATCTAACGGGCCGGGCGGAGACATTACAGCCGACAACATCATCGGATATACGCTACTACCGTCGAACAGCCGCCAATACAATTCCACACGCTCGGACTGGTATCACCGCGTCACGATGGACTTGGGCGACGGCGAACGAGTCTACGAATTCTCCCGAAACGAAACCATCGCCCTCAGCTACAGCCAGCACCCCAACGACCCGACGCGCGGCATCGCCCCAGCCATGACCGTGAAGAAGTGGGCCAACGTTGACGATATGATCGCCGACTATGAGCGTGGCTTCTTCGGCAACAACGCCGTACCCGCTGGAATGCTCGGCATCGTGTCGGAAAACACTGAGGACTTCCAGCGTAACCGCGACCGGTTGGAAAGCACGTTCCGAGGTGCAGGCAACAACAACGGAATCGTGTACAACATGATTCCGGTTGACCCCATGACCCATAAGCCCAGCACCACCAGCAAACTCGTGTGGGTACCGTTCCAGAACGCCAACGATACGCTGGACTTGCAGACCGTGAACGACGTGGTGAACAACCGGTTGTCTAACGCTTTGGCTGTCCCGGACATTATTCGCGGCATCGATAACGGGCAGACCTACGCCAACGCCGAACAGGCGGAACGCGCGTTCATTGAAAACACGTTGAAGCCGTTGTGTATGACGGTGTGGGATAAATGGCAGTTCGAGCTTGACCGTATCACCGGAGGACTCGGCTACGGCATCACGTTCGATCTCAACCTGCCGTCCCAAACCGACGTGGAAAAGGTACAGGCCGACACTCAGAAGGTACGTATCGACTCGCTGACCCAGCTTCTGAACATGGGGGCCAGTCTGGAATCTGCCGTGGAAGCGCTCGGACTCCCCGACTCGTACAAGCGTCTTGACCTGCACCAGCAGGCTCCGACACTGACTATCCCAATAGCCGCAAAACAGTATAGTCGTAATATCAAAACGCAGGAGACGGCAACCGAAACCCGTATCCTCCCGTCGACGCGACGCTACGTGAATAGAGTAATCCGAATGGCCCGCCGCTCCCAGAACGGACTACGCGACGATCTGGAAGCCATCGGCGACCAGTGGATAAACGACGTGGAATACGATCTGATGGCCAATCTCGCAGCTTACGCCCGTCGTACCGGCTACGAGCTGGAACAGGTCATTACCATGTGGGCGGAAGTCCACCCCGAAAGCTCCATTGCCGTGGATATCGAGGGATACACCGCAGATGATTGGCGGCAACTCTACTTCTGGACTGAACTACCCGACACTGTGCGTGAAGCCTATGTGGAACACTTGCGTAGTGTCGCCAAGTCCACCAGCAAGACCATCACAAACAACGTCTTAGAGTTGCTGAACCGGGCCGACGTGGAACAGTGGGATGCAAACCGATTGCGTGACGAGCTCGAACGCATGGGCAACGATCACGCCGAACTGATTGCCCGCTGCGAAACCGTGCAATCACAACGGCTCGGCAGCTTGTACAGCGCCCGCAACCTCAGCGAAACACTCGGCGTCCGACTAGCTAAGGTGTGGCGTACAAGCGGCGACGAAAAAGTGTGCGAATTCTGCAACCACATGGAAGGCAAACGAATCGCACTCGATGACACGTACATGGCGGAGAACGCCAGCGTCGAAATCGGCGAGCGCACCTACGTGAACAATTTCGAGAGTATGCAGACACCGAACGGACACCCCAACTGCCGGTGCTATGAGGATTACGAGGTGGTGGAATCATGACGTATGACATCCATTGCAAACGTTGCGGACGATATCTAGGCTCCTGCGCCCGCGACACGATGGTCACATTGAAGTGTCCGAACTGCAAAGGTTTGGACACGTACCGCATCGTGCTACTATGGAGTACAGAACATTAAGCCCATTAAGGACGTTCGACCGCACCACTACCTATTGAAAGGGCCAAGATGAAGACTCGTAAGAGCTTCGCCAACAGCGGTGCCCCAGAAACCAATGGTCGTACCCTCACATTCCTCGCCAACAGCGGCAAAGTGATGTGCGACGGACTCACCGTAGACCTTAAGACACTCAAAGCGCCGTTAATCGACGGCAGCCTAAAACTGGTGTCCGACCTCACCGAGTCCGACAAACTATCCCTTCCCCTGTTAATCGACCACATGCCCAGCATCGAATGCCAAGCGGGTGCAATCACCCGACTCTGGATGACCGACGCCGGACTGATGGCCGAAGCGAAACTCAGCGAGGTAGATCAGGGCGAACGTATCCGCCAGCTTGCAGCCGACGGATGTTTGACCAACAGTTTCAGCATCACCGTTGAATTCAACCAGCGTCCCGGCAAGGACGGTATCATCCACGATGGCGAACTACTGGAAATCAGCGTCGTATATCGTGGTGCCGACCCAAGGGCCGCTTTCACCGCAATCAACAGACGCAACAACAAGAATGGAGACACCATGAACCCGGAACTCCTGAAGAAGCTGGCGCGTACCATCGCCCAGTTCAAGCTCACCCCGGACGAGGCGGAACAGCTCACCGCGTCTATCGGTGACATCATGCAGGGCGCTCTCGATGACATCACCGAAGCCATCGGCGAACAGTCCGAATCTAACAATGAGGAAAACACCCCGGCACCGGAGGAACCCGTGCAGACTTCCAACGCCCGTAAGACCATCATCATTAACAAGGCCAACCACGCCGCCCACCAGTCTGGTACCGTGCACTTCTCCCACGACCGTAAGACATGGCTCGATTCCAATGACGCCATGATCGCGTTCGAGCGCGCCCTGATCGACACCGATAACAAGGGCGTTGAAGCGTTCCACCGTGAGTGGGCCGACACCGTGAACCGTAACATGTCGGACACCGCGTCGTTCGGCGTTGACACTACCAATGTGAACAAGTTCATCCCGACCGAGGCCATCACCACTATTTCGGACGCGCTGAACAATCGCGGTTCCGGCCTGTGGAACCTGCTGCGTAAAACCGGCATGGATCGCCTCACCATCGGCGGCAATATCACTGGTCTGACCGATCAGACCCGCGCCCACGGCTACCCTGTGAGCTCCTACGGCACGGAGAAGAAGAAACAGACGCTTTCGTTCGTGAAGCGTGAGCTTCAGGCCGACTACACCTACAAGTACATCACCCTGAACAAGGGCGATATCCGCCGCACCCAGCGTCCGGGCGCTCTGCTCCGCTACGTGCTCCAGGAACTCCCGAACTACATCGTCCAGACCGCCGAACGTCAGATTACGCTCGGCGGCTACACGGATA